GAGACTGGCGCCATCATTCGGATGCGCGCGCCTGGCATGGTGCAGCCACTCACAACCCCGTTTGTTGGGCAGGCCGCATTCCCGATGATGGAATACATGGACCAGATCAAGGAAGACCGCACCGGCATGAGCAAGGCGGCCATGGGCCTGAATGCTGACGCATTGCAGTCAAGCACCAAGGCAGCTGTGGCAGCGACCATTTCAGCCAGCCAAGGCCGCATTGAGCTGACAGCGCGCATTTTGGCCGAGGGCATGAAAAAGCTCTTCAAGGGCATTTTGTTCCTGGTCACAACGCACCAGGACAAGGCTCGCATGGTGCGGATGCGCAACGAGTGGGTGCAGATTGATCCACGATTCTGGGATGCTGGCATGGATGCCACGATCAACATTGCCCTTGGCAATGGCGACACCAACGAGAAGCTGCAAGCGCTGATGATGATCATGTCCAAGCAAGAGCAAATTTTGCAGCAGCTTGGCCCAACAAACCCATTGGTCACGCCCATGCAATTTAGCAACACCTTGCGCAAAGTGGTTGAGCTGTCTGGGTTTAAGGATTCAACGAGCTTTTTCCAAGACATCCCTGCCGACTACAAACCACCAGAGCCACCAGCACCAAAGCCATCCCCAGAAGAGATTTTGGCCAAGGTACAGGCCGAGTCTATTCAGGCAGATATCCAGAAAAAGGCAGCCGAGCTTGAGCTAAAGCGCCAGCAAATGCTTTTGGATGATGATTTGGCCCGTGACAAGATGGCCCAAGATTTGTATCTCAAAAAGTATGAAATTGAGTTAAAGTACAAATCACAGATCAGTACAGCGGAAATTGATGCCGCACAAAATATTGATCGTGAAGCGATTCGTCAGCAGGCACTGCTGGCCCAGCAGCAAGCGGCGCAGCTTATGCAGCAGCCACAGCAGCAGCCACCAGCGCCTGAGATGATGCCCCCATCAACCTTTCAAGGAATGGCACAGTAAGTGACAAATGAAGACCAAGTAAGTAAAGGCCGAAAGGCCAAGCAGCTGCTTGAGGATGAAACCCTCAATGCAGCGATTGCAAAATTAGAAGGCGACCAACTTTGGGTATTTCGTTCATCGAAACCCGAAGAGTCTGTGAAGAGAGAAACAGCGTGGTGCATGTTGCAGGCCATTGACGGGCTGCGACAAGAGTTGATCAAGATTATGGACAACGGAAAAATTGCACAGAACGCTATTATCAAATCACAGAAAAACTAATTTAAGAAAATACTATGGCAGAAATACAAGCAATGAATGTGGTCGATGCGACCAATGCTATCTCGGCAATGTTGGCCCCTGATGAAGGACAAGCGCAAGTTGACGAGACGCAGCCAGCCGATGGGTCCGAAGAGGACCTAGAGGCAGCGGCTTCTGAGGAGGATGAGTCTGGTGTGGAAGACGCGCCAGATGAAGAGTCCCCAGAGGAACAGTCCGAAGAACAGGAAGAGCAAGAGGAGCAAGAACAGCCACAGACTTTCACCGTCAAAGTAGACGGCAAGGAAGTCGCAGTGACGCTAGACGAGCTTCAGAAGGGCTATTCCAGGACACAGGACTACACTCGGAAAACGCAGCAGATTGCCGAAGTGCGAAAGCAAGTCGAGCAAGAAACGCAGGCAGTCCGAGCCGAGCGTGAGCAGTACGCTCAATTGTTGGGAGCATTGCAAGCCCAACTTCAGTCTTCTGAGCCTCAAGTTGATTTGGAGCGCCTCTATCACGAGGACCCAATTGAATGGGTAAGGCAAAAGGAAATCATGCGCGAGAGGCAAGAAAAACTCGGTGCTATTCAGTCTGAACAGCAGCGGCTTTTTCAAGTATCTCAGTATGAGCAGCAGCGCGCTATGGAGGCCCAACTTGCCAGCCAGCAAGAAGCCTTGTTAGCCGCTTTGCCAGATTGGAAGGACCCCAAGAAGGCAAAGGCCGAAAAGGCACTGGTGATTGAGTCTGCAAAGGCAGCAGGCTTTACCGATGAAGATTTGAAGAATGTTTACGACCACCGGCTGGTCTTGTTGTTGCGTAAAGCAGCAATGTTTGACCAAATGGTAAGTAAGCGTCAAGGCATTAAGCCTGTGGTGAACAATGGCCCACGAACAGCCAAGCCTGGTGCAGCTGGTCGGGTTTCGACAACAACTGAAAGTACGCGAGCAAAGCAGCGTCTTGCAAAAACCGGTCGCATAGATGATGCGGCCTCTGCAATTGAACTTTTATTGAAATGAGGAAATTATGGCTATCGTTAGCAATACATTTTTAACCTACTCTGCAAAGGGTATCCGCGAAGACTTGAGCAATGTGATCACAAACATTTCTCCAGAAGAAACCCCTTACATGAGCAACATTGGCCGCGAGAATGTGTCCAACAGCTTATTTGAGTGGCAAACAGATACATTGGCCAGTGCTGCTGCGAATGCGCAGCTCGAGGGTGATGATGTTTCATCGTTTGACTCTGTGACTGCTACTGTGCGTTTGCAAAACTATGCACAGATTTCACGCAAGACAATCATCTTGTCAGCTACTGAAGAAGTGGTGAACAAGGCTGGTCGTCGCAGCGAATTGGCGTTAACTTTGCATTGATAAGCGCCCGTATTCGGTAACGAATATTGAAAAACTAGGTGAATTGCTGGAAACCCTTTAGAGCCTGATACACCACAACATAGCCCGAAAGAGCAAGTGTGATGGTCCAAAAAGAATCAGGATTAGGCAATCAGCAGCCAAGCGCCGTATAGGCGAAGGTTCAACGACTAGGGAGTAATCCCGTAGGACCAAGTGGTCCGAAGTGCCTAGCCCCAGAAATGGGTGAAGATATAGTCTGATCTTGTATGAGAGTACAAGCCTCGAAAGAGGGTCAAGAAAGTAACGAATCTTGGCAAACAAATATGACCAAATCGCGAAGCGCGGAAGCGAGCTAAAACGTGACCAAGAATTCGTCATGCTCAACGGCGGTATTGCTGTTGCTGGCGATTCGACAACTGCCCGTGTGTCTGCATCTTTGGGCGCGTTTGTGAAAACAAACACCGACAAGCAGACCAACGGCGTTGACCCATCTTACACAACGCTGCCAAACAGCGCCCGTACAGATGGCAATGTGCGCACATTCACTGAAACCATTCTCAAGAATGTGATTCAGAAGGTGTGGACAGCTGGTGGTACACCTAAGATTTTGATGTGCGGTCCTGTCAACAAACAGCGCGTGTCAGGTTTCTCTGGTATTGCTTCCAGCCGCTTCAACATCGATGGTGGTGCAAAGCCTGCAACACTGGTCGGCGCAGTTGACATCTATGTCAGTGACTTCGGAAATGTACAGGTCATCGCCAATAGATTCCAACGCGAGCGCGATGCATGGGTGATCGATCCTGACTACGCAAAGATGACTGTGCTGCGCCCTTACCAGCAAGTCGAATTGGCGAAGACTGGTGACGCTGAGAAGCGCATGTTGATCGTTGAGTGGGGTCACAAAGTGTTGGCTGAAAATGCCCACGGCTTGGCCGCAGACTTGGTTACTTCTTAATAGTAAGCAAACGGAAAGGGCCAGGGAAACTTGGCCCTTTTTTTAACATGATTGAAAAAAAATTATTTGATGTCAACAAAGACCATGGCATTACACGCACATGGCACTACAACACCGACAACGATGAAGTCACCATCCAGACCCAACAAGATGTGACTGATGTCATTGAGGCCAACAAGGCCATCTACAACGCTGTAGATGAAAAGGCCACATGGAAAGGTGAATGGCACTTGGTCGCATCCATCCCAGAAGCTCTTTATTACAAGATGAAGGCCGAGGGCAAGATCGATGATCAGGAATACATGAAAAAATGGCTGAACGACAGCGACAACCAATTCTTTAGAACTCGACCTGGAAAAGTATGAACTACATTGCAGTCTGCACACCGGCCCGTGATCAGGTCCACACCAATTACACATATTGCATGGTCAATATGGTGGCGTATCACACACTCAACACCACAGACGCAATCAGTCTGAAATTGATGCAAGGCACGATTATCCAAAACCAAAGGGCTGACCTTTGCTTGGATGCCATGAGAGAAGGCTGCACACATATCCTTTTCATTGACTCTGACATGACATTTCCACAGGACATGGTTGGTAGATTATTGGCCCACGACAAAGAGATTGTGGCCGCCAACTGCGCCAGGCGCAGAATGCCCACTGGCCCGACAGCTCAAAACTATGACGAAAACGACAAGCGAGTGCCGGTCTACACAATGCCAGAATCTACTGGATTGCAAGAGGTGGGAAGCATTGGCACTGGCATAATGCTGATCAAGCGCGAGGTGTTTGAGGGCATGAGCGAGCCATGGTTTGATATGCCATGGCAGACCACACGAGGCTACATGGGTGAGGATGTGTTCTTTTGTAAGAAGGCTCAAGAGCTAGGTTACAAGGTTTACATCGACCATGATGTCTCAAAGGAAATTGGCCACATTGGCACATTTGAATATCGCCATGAACACACTTGGATTGTGAAAGAAGAGATGGAAAAAGAGGCCCAATAATGGCACTGACAACCTACACAGAGCTGAAGACATCCATTGGTGATTGGCTTAATCGGTCAGACCTGACAAATGCCATTCCTGACTTTATCTCTCTGGCCGAGGCGCAAGTTGAAAGAACACTGCGCACCAGGCAGATGATTGTCAGGGCCAATGCGTCTTTTGACGCGCAATATGGCGCTGTGCCTGCTGATTTTTTAGAGACAAAATCTCTGAAATTGACCAGCACAAATCCACAGACCCCATTGCAGTTTTTGAGCATTGATGCCCTGGACAATGAGGCCGCCAATTACACGGCCAGCGCCAAACCCAAATTCTTTGGCGTGGTCGGTGGCCAGTTTAGATTGGTCCCAACACCAGACTCTAACTACACAACCGAGCTGACCTATTACGCGAAGTTGACAAAGTTATCAAGCACTGTGACCACCAACTGGCTTTTGGCATCAAGCCCAGACATTTATCTGTATGGCGCGCTGCTGCAAGCTGCTCCATACTTGCAAGATGATGCGAGAATCCAAGTGTGGTCATCGCTATATGATCGTGCAATGAGTGAATTGCAAACTGCCGATGATCGCGGTGCGTCTTCTGGTGGTGCAT